TGTCGATTCCGAATGGCTTGCACAATATCGTAAACTAAAAAATGAACATGGTAACTATAACATTTCTAGTGATGAGGAAATCAAAACTACACCAAATGGTAAGTTCCTCGTTCCCAAAGCAGTGCGTAGACATTTTGATGACTTAATTCACACACCGGTAGCAACACCAACACCTTAAACTTATGGGAAACATTTACGGACAATTTTATTCGAACGCTGTAGCAATTACGCCAAGTGATTCAGCAGACTTGTCACCAACTCCTGCTGCGCTATTAGTTGCCGCTGGTACTGGTGCAACTGCAATAAAAGTCAATACCGTTGGAGGTCAGACCGTAGTAATTCCAATCGCACCTGGAATGACGATTATTCCACTACTTTGCACACGAGTTTATTCAACCGGTTCAGTGCTTGGAACAAATGGTGCCGTTGCGGGACTTTGGTAATATGAAAACGGTTTACTGTTTATTTACTCTTGTGTTCGTGTTTGTGTCGTGCGGAACCACAAAGTTATCAGTTCCCCAATCCGGTACAGTTACAAGTAGTATCTCACGTGTTCATTCTGGAGTTACAACGGCTCAATCACAACAGTCCGAAATTGCTCGTCAAAACGTTTCGGCAAGGACAACGGCACAACGAATTGATAACAAGGACGTTTTTATTGAAGCATATAGAAAGTGGAAGACTAGTCATCCATGAAACTTGCACTTGCTTGGACTGCAATTGGTATTATTTGGTTGGTACTTTGTGGTGTGATTGGTGACTGGATTTTTGCACCACATCCGACCGAGTTTTCATTTCGAATTCTGTCGAACTATGTTGCTGATTTGATTATACTCATAACTGCTGCGACTATTGCAAATGTAAGGGGTGGGCTATGAAAGAAACAATTTGTCTTTTGAGTATCTGGGTTGGACTTGCAATTATTTGCGCTAGTCCGACACCATTAGTTGAATCAACTCCAACACCATTCGACGTCAGCAAAATTGACTTTTCACAGTTTAGTGAAGTTGATATGAAAGCTACGGAGGAGCATCGAGACCAACTCAAGAAAAAATTGAAGGCCACTTTGGAACAACAGGCGAGTGTAGTTACTGATCAAAGTAGCACCTTAGCAGACGTTAAAAAAGCAAATGACGAAACGCGGAAAAATTTTGATGAGTATCGAATTGTAAGTGAAGCACAAATTGCGAAGGGTAATAAAGCAATTGTAGTTGTTGAACATTTGCTAAAGAAACTGCATCTCGCTAAGTGGATTCTTTGCGGAGTTTGGCTTGGTTTTTGTGGTCTGGTCGCACTGAAAATACCTTCAATTGGTTTATATGTTGGTGGAGGACTTGCAATTGCTGGTATTTCGTATATTTGGATTTGGTTATGAAATGGTTCCTATTAAAAAAATTATTTACTAGTATGGATGATACTCCGTCAACTACTTCTTCAACTCCGACTACGCCTACAACTAGTAATCCTACTCCTCCAAGACCGTGGCGACGAGTTTTCGTGTCCGTACTTGGAATTATCCTTTTACTAGTAAGTTGGCGTTGGGCAGTAAACCATCTTTACACTTTACCGGAACATTCTATTTCATCGTTTACATCTATTACTACTTCTCTTTTCTACACAATCTCAGTCGTGGTCGTTTTCCTTGTAACTGGATTGACTTTCTTTTCATGGACACAAAGTAGCAGTGTCGTCGCCAACATTGCTGAACAAATAAATAAAACAGTTAGTGAAACTATAACCAAGACAGAAGGCGAAAACAAAAAACCATAAAATGCAAAACTTAGGACTAATTCTACTCGTATTCTCATTCGTTTGTTTCGTAATATCGTGTTGGGCTGCCGCAGCACCACACTGGAACAAACTAATTTCACTCGGTCTAGCTTTTCTAGTTGGCGCGGAAATCTTTGGTGGTCTATCTGCGTTGCATTATATTCATTAACGTAAATTAGAAAGGGGAGAACGATGAAACAATACGAAGACGAACCAAAACCGGTGGAGGAACCAACACCACCACCGACGCCTTAACTAACTGCTGGCAGACCAGTTATTGTCTGCCACAATTTTATGAACCAAAAAATAGTCAAGATCGAAAAGATACTCGGAACTACACCCGACGGAATTTGGGGAAAGGACGACCAAACGGCACTCAACACGTTGAAGGGTGGTAGTTCTAAGTCCAACGCACCACCACCGCCAACAGCGAATCGTCCTGGAGTTGTTCAACAAGAAGCAGCACCGGTTGATCAGACCACATACCAATAACATGGCTAACTGGATGGCAGAAGCGTTCTCTAAGAACAAAGGTGCGTTACATCGTGACCTTGGAGTTTCGACGAAAAAGAAAATTCCGCTTAGTCAGTTGCTGGCTGCTGCCAAACAAAAAGGCAAAATTGGTCAAAGAGCTCGTGCCGCAGTTAATGCTAGAAACGCCAACGCATGATCTTCTCAGCGACAAAATCTGAAGTCAAAAATCGTGGTGTTCCACCGGATTCGTTTCTGACTGAGCTAGTTGAGTGGGGACGTTCGGCGGATAACGAAATCTTTGCTCCAAACTCAAATCCGTTTGACATCTATGCTCTAATAAAACCAATTTTGGGTTCGTGGGATAACTTGGCTCATCGACGTGCTGCAATGCTTGAGGTTATGCGTGTCCACGCTGGGTTTGAAAGCTCATGGAACTGGAAAGAGGGTGTTGATGTTACAAATCAAGCAAGTCAGTTACACACAGAAGGTCAAGAGACAGGAATTTTTCAAGTTTCGTTTGATAGCACACGACTTGGTGATGGTGCAATGAAACCATTTGCAGCCGCTCATGGTATTGGAACTGTAGGTTCGTTCATTACAGAAATGAAGAAGGACCATAAGCTCGCTCTTGAGTATTATGCGCGACTCGTGCGCGTTAGCATCAAGTGGGCCGGACCACTTATCAGACATGAAATTGACCCATGGCTTTCACGTCCAGCGGTTGACGAGTTTCAAATACTTTTAGCATGACGTCAGTTAACCCAGTTGAACTTGCTAGTTTGCGTCAACAAGTCGCGGCAAAACGTCGTGTTCGTGAACTTGAACAATCCTATGGACTTAATTTCTATGAACCTCATTCGAAACAGGACGTGTTCCACTCCAATGGTGATGCAACCGGACGATATTGTCGCTTCGGAAATCGAACAGGTAAGACAAAATGTGGAGCGGCTGAAGATGTCTCATGGCTCATTGGTGGGCGTTTGTTTTACCGTGAGAGCTTTGATGTTATCGACGGGAGACGTCGAGTGGTCCGTCGGCATATCGGGGCACGGGATCATATTTTAGTGACAAAGGGTATCCCATCATACCCTGTAAAAGGGTTGTTGGTCTGTTCTGATTGGGACAAAGCCAAGGAAATTTTCACGAATCGTGAGGGTTCATACGACATGTGGGGAGACCTTTTCCAACTAATTCCGCGTGATGCGTTGGGAAAACCCCACGTGTCACGTGGTGGTCATATTGACCAGATACCCGTAAAAAGGTTAACCGAATTTGGTGGCGGGGAGTCGCTGCTCTACGTTGACACGGTTGAAAGTTACAAACATGCCAGACTTAGTCAAGAGTCATCTGACTGGGACTTCATTCACTACGACGAACCGCCACCACAATCTATGTTCGTTGCGAATAAGCGTGGACTTGCTGATCGTCATGGTAAGTTTTGGGTTAATGCAACGGCAATCGAAGAAATGTGGATAAATGATGAGTTCTGTCCACCGACTCAAAACGTATTGTTGAACGTGCCAGCAGATGGTTTTCGGTTCAACAAAACCGAACACGGCGGTTCAAGATTCATTATTTCCGCGTCAATTTATGATAATCCCTACATTGATGAAGCAGGTGTTGCGGAGTATGCCTCTAGTTTGAACAAGGACGAAAAAGAGTGTCGTTTGTATGGTCTGCCAATGGCAATGGCAGGACTTATTTATAAAGAGTTTGAATACGATGCTCACGTTCTATCAAACGTCCCAGACGGTTGGCAGGACTATTTCACGCCACCGAAAGAGTATACAATCCGATGGTGGTGGGATTATCACACGCGTCTGCCTCAAGCAGTTCTGTTCTTTGCTACAGACCCGAAAGGGCGCGTGTTTGTTTACGATGAACTATTTGACGATAACCTAGTTGATCCTGTGGCAAAAAGTATTTTGTCAAAGACTAGGGACTATTTCGTTGCAGATACAGAAATTGACCCTTTTGCAGTGGTTATACATCCAGTTTACAAAACTTCGGTTGTTGACGAGTTAATGAAGTATGACTTATTCGTCGAACCGTCAACGAAGGATTTAACGACTGGAATCATAAAAGTGCGTGAACGACTCAAAGAACGTGATCCTCAAGGGCATCCGACAATTTTCTTTTCTCCACGACTCACCCAGACTTTATTTGAGTTCTCTCACTACATTTACGATTTGAAGAAGAACGAACCAAAAGATGAGAACAACCACATGATGGAGAATCTGTATCGTGCGATTCTCAACGGGTTAGCGTATGTTGAAGCACCAAGTAAGACCTACAAGTCTAAGCCGTTCGTTATCAAAGACAACCTTGATCGGTTAATGAGTGCACCGAAGGATTTGACGAAATGATCGAGTCAGTTAAAAGCGAACTCAACAAAGAGGAACCGAGTCCCTTCCACGTGGAGTTGTTGGAACACGCGAGGAGTCTCGTTAAGTTGTCACGATCGAAAATGTCTAGTTACTACGATACGTGGGACATGCAAGATCAAGTGTTTCGTGGAATTCGTTATCCTGACGTTGAGGACGTTAAACAAGCGACGAAGAACAACCCAGTCAAAATGGTTGTGCCCAACACGTTTGCTCAGGTTATGACGTTCAACTCGTTTTTGTTTTTGTTGTTCAATCAGAATCGTACGTTCTTTGAGCTTATTCCAACGGGTGACGAAGATTATGGTGACAAACAGAAGGACTGTGAGTTGATATTGGAACGTGACATTCGACACAATCAATTCAATACGGTGCTTTTCCAGCTTTTGTTGGACATTGGTCGGTTTGGTCCAGGGATCACTGAAAATAGTTGGACACGTGACATTGTTCACGCCTACGTTGGTGGTGAACCTACAGTAACGAACTACAACGGCATTGATATTCAATCGCGTTCCAAGTCTGAATGGCAGGAGTTTGTTCGTTTCGAGGGTAACTTAATTCGTCCAGTGAGTCCTTATCGTTGGTTTCCAGACCTTCGATTTCCAATGGTTGACTTTCAACGTGGCGAGTTCTGTGCAAGTGAGGAAGAATACTCAATTTCGCAG